AGAATATTTAAAGTAACCGCACATTTGCCAAACAGTATATTGCTTAATTACAAAATGAATGACAGGTTTCAGATTGGAGATAAAGTATTTACTATAAACTCAATAGATACTAACCTAAAAACAGGCGAATCTAAATTAGAATTATTAAACGTATTATGATAAAACACATTTTAGACTTATTGAAGTTAGATGATTACTATGGCGTGTCTCCTTACATCGACATCGCCAAAGGAAAGTATCAAGCACCAAGAACATTGAAAGAAGCACTTAAAAAACATAAAAGATGGCAGTAGGAAAAGGAGAGTATCTATTAGAAGTAAAAATAATTGACGGTGAAGTCAAAGCGAAGATAGATGGTTTAACAAAGGGGTTTGTAAAATTAGATACAGCAGCAGAAAAACTAAGAGGTTCTTTGGGTGGTGCTAATGACGGATTTGGGCAGACTAACAGTAATGCTGGTTTGGCGGGAGCAACTCTTACTGAACTTAGTCGTACTATATCGGATATGCCTTATGGTATTAATGCTGTAACAAACAACTTATCTCAGTTATCTACCTTATTTATAACGCTTCAATCCAAAACTAAAGAAACTGCTTTTGGATTAGGTAAGTTTGGCGGTACTATAAAAGGTTTACTAAAAGAGTTAACGGGTCCTCTAGGTATTGTTCTTGCTTTTCAAGCTGTAATTACGGCCTTGGATTTCTATTCTATGAGGTCAAAAAAGGCTAAGAGAGAAACAGAAGAGCTTAGTGATTCTATGAATGAACAACTCTTAATACTACAAAACCTAAATGTAGCACTTAAGGAAAATAATATAACTAGAAAAGAGGCTTCTGATATAGCTAGAGGGGTTTTAAAGCAGGATAAAGAGCTTAAAACAATACTAAAAGATCAATCATTATCTGAAGAACAGAGAAATAAAAGGATAATTGAATTAGCTAAAAAAAGAGAAGAAGAGTTAGTTTTACAGGATAAAATAAATAAAAAGCAAGCTGAATTAGTTGAAACAGAAAAAGAACTAATATCGGCGGTAGAAGCAAAAGCAACAGCTCAAGAAGCGGTTACTGAGGCTGTTTCTTCAGACATTGAGGCTTATGGTTTCGCTAAAGACAAAGAAAGAAAAGCAATCAAATCAGTTAATTTAGTTCAAGAAAAACAAAAGCAACAGTTGATTGAATTAGCTAATCTTTATTCCCAGCAAACAACCTTGATTGACGAAAATACTACAGCAAAAAGGGAGAATCAAAAGCCCGTTATGGAGGCTCTGGAGAATGATTACACTATGTTGGAACTTATAGAGGCTCAATTCACAGGTATAACTGTAGAACAACTCAGATTAAGAAAACAAGCAAGAGAAGAACTTATTGAATCATCTAAAGCAGGTATGGATGAGTTTAATCAATTCTCAAAAGATTTCCTACAAAAGCAAAAAGATATAGCTAACGCTAATGCTCTTATCGAACAATTCAAAGTAGATACAGCATATAGAACAGTCGATAGTATAAGAAGTATTGGTATAATATTAGAAAGTCTAGCCGGAGAAAATAAAGGTGTTATGGTTGCTGCTATAATAGCTGAAAAAGCCGCTGCAATAGGCGAAATGATAATCGCTACTACAAAATCAAACAGGGCGATAGCAGCAGCAGGTCTTGCAGCATCCGCATTTAATCCAGCAGCAGGGGCTTTTGCTAAAAAGCTAATCCTAGCAAACAAGATAGGTCTTGGTATAGACATTGCTTCTGTTGTAGCGCAGGCTGGATCAGCAATATCAAGTATAGGTGCGCCATCTAAAGGAGGTGTAGGTGGTGATTCTAGTAAAGCTGGATCAGGGAATGTAATTGAAGCTCCAGACTTCAATGTGGTAGGTGCATCTGAAACATCTCAGTTAGCACAAACTGTTGCTGGTCAACAGGCAAAACCAGTAAAAGCATTTGTAGTTGGTAAAGATATATCAACGCAACAAGAACTTGATAGAAACATAACAACTACCGCATCAATAGGATAAGAACAAAAAGCAACTTAATAAGTTATTTATATATGGAAGAAATAAAAGTAATCGAGCTTATCATTGACGAGGAAAACGAAATCAGTGGAATAGACGCCATTTCAATCGTAGACGACCCTGCAATACAAGAAGACTTCATTATGCTTAGCTCACAAGAGGTGAAACTAGCAGAAGTAGATCAAGAGAAGAAGATTCTTATGGGTCCTGCTCTAATTCCCAACAAAAAGATATATCGAAGAAGCGGAGATGATGAATACTATATTTATTTCTCTGAAGATACCGTCAGAAAAGCCTCAGAGCTTTTCCTGACTAAAGGATATCAGAATAATGCTACCTTAGAACACGATGGAGACTTAGATGGCTTATCTGTAGTAGAATCTTGGATTATAGACGACACAAATCAAGATAAGTCAAGAAAATACGGCTTTGACCTGCCTAATGGCACTTGGATGGTCTCTATGAAGGTATATGACGACTCAGTATGGTCAGATTACGTTAAAACAGGCAAAGTAAAAGGCTTCAGCATAGAAGGACACTTTGCTGACGCTATGGAGCGTCCGCAAGAGCAACTTCCTGAGTATGGAGATGAAGAATTAGAGGCATTATCACTCATAGAAGAGCTTACAGAGGCTTTAGACGTTGAATTACGTACTTATGATGATTATCCTAAGGCAGCAAGAGAAAATGCACAGAAAGTCCTTAATTGGCGTTTACGTTATGGTCGTGATGAGGTTAAGGGAATGACTAGGGTGGGCTGGCGAAGAGCCAATCAGCTCGCTAAGGGCCAAAAAATCAGCCGTTCAACAATTGCTAGGATGGCTTCATTCAACAGACACCGTAGAAATGCTACTATAGACCCAGACTTAAGAGGAACGCCTTGGAAAGATAAGGGATATGTTGCTTGGCTAGGCTGGGGAGGTACTGAAGGCGTGGATTGGGCTATACGTAAGATGAGACAGTTCAGAAGAGGCGAGTTTGCATCTATGGTTATTGATGAGAACACTGCTGTAATAGATGACAGGCTTGCATACGCAACGAAAGAACTTGCAGAGAAAGCTGCTGAGGATATCGGATGTGAGGGATATCACGAACACGAATTTGAGGGCAAAACCTGGTATATGCCCTGTGAAAAGCACAATCTAGCAGAAGTGGGACCAAAAGGTGGCATAAAAAGCTCTCCTAAAGCTCCCAAATCGGACACTCCGAACCCTAGACCAAAGGGTGAGGGGTCCGCAAAAGGTGATGCATCCGGAAAGACGGGTGCTAAGGTCTCCCAAAAAGACCGTGCATCCCTTCAAAAGAAAGCAGACGAGTTTAACGAGAAGTACAAAGAGAAACTAGGCTACGGAGTGACTGTAGGAGTATTATCTTCTGTATTTCAGAGAGGTTTAGGGGCGTTCAATACTTCCCATTCTCCAAATGTTAAGTCAGCATCTCAATGGGCGCACGCAAGAGTGAATGCATTTATGTACTTAGTCAAGAATGGTCGTCCTGAGAATGCAAAATATACTACAGATTACGATTTATTACCAAAGAAACACCCTAAATCTTCAAAATGACCAGAAAGAAATTCGTTACCCCATCAAATAGTAGCCCAACGGGCGGACGCAGAGGATGTTTATGTAAAGACGGCAAACGTTACAGTAAAAAATGCTGTGACGGATCACTACAGGCGCAAGGCATAGGTCCTACTAGCGGAACCAATTAAAAATACAACAAACATATAGTCTTTGAGTTAAATAGTTAGTTAATTATTGTTTAACCTTATTAATTCGTATATGAAAGCTAACGAAATTGTAGAGCGTTTCAAAAACGTTTTACTTAGTACTGAAACTAAAGAAGAGACTGCTGAAGAGCAAGCTCCTGTAGTTGAGGACCAAGTAGAATTGTCTGAGGAAGCCAAAGACATCCAAGTTGATGCTGCTGAAGAAGTTAAAGAAACTGAAGAAGTTGAAATGACTGAAGAGCTAGAAGAAACTGAAGAAGTGATGGAAGAAGAAGATAAAATGGATATGTACGTTACTAAAGAAGACCTTGCTAAAGCTATGGCTGAAGTAAAAGGTATGATTGAAGAGCTTACTGCACAAAAGGAAGAAGAATTGGAAGTTCCAACTGAACTATCAAATCAAGAGCCTGCTGTAGAGCCATTATCTCACAGTCCAGAAGCAGAGGTGTCTAAAAAACCAACACACCTATTTGCACAAAATAGAAGTAAATCAACCCTTGACAGAGTAATGTCAAAAATAACAAACAACTAAAATAAAATAAAATGCCAAATCCAACTATTACTAGTTCATACGCAGGCGAATTTGCTGGCAAGTATTTAGCTGCTGCACTTTTATCTGCTGATACCTTAGACCAAGGTACTATTACTATTCTGCCTAACGTAAAGTACAAGGCAGCTATGAAAGTAGGTGCTTTTACTGATCTAGTTCGTTCTGCGGACTGCGATTTTGACGCAAGCACATCTGCAATGACTCTAACGGAGAAAGTACTTACTCCTGCTGAATTGCAAGTAAACCTACAAATCTGTAAAAAAGAATTACACTCTGACTGGGAAGCTGCTCAGATGGGTTATTCTGCTTTTGATAACCTACCTCCACTATTCTCTGATTTCGTAATCGGACAAGTAGCTGCTGAAGTTGCTAAAGCAACTGAAACTTCTATCTGGAGTGGTTCTGCTGGAGAAGGGTCTTTCGATGGTTTTGAAACTCTACTTACTGCTGACGGAACTGTTGTAGACGTTACTGCTGTAACTGTTGATTCATCTAACGTAATCGCACAATTAGGTGCTATCGTTGATGCTATCCCAACTGCTGTTTACGGAAAAGAAGACTTAACTTTATATGTATCTTCTAACATCGCAAGAGCTTACGTTCGTGCGCTTGGTGGATTCGTTGCTACTATCGGTGGTGCAGGTACAGATAACAAAGGTTCTCAGTGGTACAACGGTGGTCAACTTTCTTTCGAAGGTATCAATGTAGTTGTAGCTAAAGGACTTGCTGACAACACTGCTGTTGCAGCTCAGAAATCTAACTTATTCTTCGGAACAGGTCTATTAGATGACAGAAACGAAGTTAAGTTGATTGATATGGCTGATATCGATGGTTCACAAAATGTTCGTGTAGTTATGCGCTATACTGCAGGTGTACAGTTCGGAATCGGTTCTGATATCGTTCTTTATTCTTAATAAACTGAAACATTAATCTGAAAAGGGTAGGTAAGCCTTAGAGCCTACCTGCCCTTTTTTAATACTTAAATAATTATGGCTTGTGATTTAACTAGAGGTAGAAAAGAACCCTGCAAAGACGTAGTAGGTGGTATAAAAGCCGTTTACTTTACTGATTTCGGCGACTTTGGAACTGTTTCACAAACAGACGATGAGATTACCGATATGTCAGGAACTTTCACTGCCTTCAAATATGACGTAAAAGGAAACTCTTCTCTTGAGCAAACTATCAATGCTTCTCGTGAGAATGGAACTTCTTTTTATGAGCAAACACTAAATCTAACCCTACACAAACTAAGTAAGGAAGACCACAAAGAGATTAAAATCTTAGCTGCTGGCCGTCCTCATATTGCTGTAGAAGACTATAACGGAAACGTAATGGTTGTAGGTTTAGAACACGGTGCTGATGTATCAGGTGGTACAATCGTAACAGGTGCTGCAATGGGAGACCTAAGTGGATATACTCTTACGTTTACTGCACAGGAAACTAAGCCTGCTAACTTTGTTGATAGCCCAACGGCTGCTGACCCATACGCAGGAATGTCAAGTGCTACTGTAACTGTAACTGAAGGAACTAACTCTTAAACATAGTAGGTTCTTAAACGCAATAGGCCTCACCTTTATGGTGGGGCTTTTTTGTAAACAAATAATACATCTTTAAGTTATATATATATGAAAGTATTACTTCCATCTACTGATGAGCAAATAATTAAGATCATACCGAGAAATTACGTATCTGATGCTGAGAAGTATGAGCAAAGAGTAGAATCAGATGATGGATCGGTAGAAGCGTCTAATTGTCTTTATGATTATTTTGAAGACATTAGTAATCTTAATTTAGTTATTACAAAAGATGGAACTGGTGAAACGGAAACCCTTACAGAACTACTATCAATTGTTGATGGTAATTATTTGAGTGTTTTTTGTACATTCTCAATACTTTCTGAAGGTAGTATTTATTTTATGGAGCTAAGACAAAACTCTACATTGTTGTTTAGGGATAAGGTTTATGTTACGTCACAGACGAATAAAACACAAAAACATACACTAAACACAGGTAAATATACAGAGCATAGTGCTGCTCCTACTGGAGAAAAATATATAATAATATAATATGCCTAGAAAAAATAAACCAACAGGAACAATCAGAGTAGTAAACCTACAGGGCTATACTATTCCCGAAATTAAGGAGGACTACAGAAATGATTGGGTAACCTACGGACAGGACAACAATTACTTTGGTGACTTGATCGATAATTATCTAAGCAGTCCAACAAACTCTTGCTGTATCAATGGTATTGTAGATATGATTTACGGAAGGGGATTGAGCGCAACAGACAGCGAAGAAAAACCTGAGATGTTTGCTCGTTTCAAAATGATATTGAAAGACGAAGAGGTAAAAAAGATAGTCAACGATTACAAATTACTTGGCCAAGGTGCTGTTCAGGTCGTTTACAATAAAAGCAAGACTAGAATTACTTCTCTTACGCATTTCCCTATGGAAACGCTAAGAGCAGAAAAAGCGGACGAAGGGAAAATAAGAGCATATTATTATCACCCTAAGTGGAGTGAATATAAGCCATCCGACAACCCAAAGAGAATCCCTACGTTTGGCAATGGAAAAGGTAATGAGCTTAGAGAACTTTATATCATTAAACCGTATAGACCAGGGTTTTATTACTATGCTCCTGTAGACTATCACGGATGTTTACAATACTGCTCACTAGAAGAAGAGGTATCTAACTACCACATAAACAATATTCTTAATGGCCTACAGCCATCACTCTTAATCAACTTCAATAACGGAGTTCCTGATGAGGAGGCTCAACAACTAATTGAAAGCAAAATCCAAGATAAATTCGGAGGGACGTCTAACTCAGGTAAGTTCATTTTAGCGTTCAATGAAGACCCAGATCGTCAAGCTGACATAGAGCCTATACACCTCCCAGATGCACACGCACAGTATCAGTTCCTTGCTGATGAGGCTCGTGAGAAAATTATGCTCGGTCACAGAGTTGTTTCTCCGATACTTCTTGGTATAAAAGATAA